TGTCATGGTCGCTACCGTCCCCATCATTAGGGTAGTCGGCTGATTCAGGGTAGGCAGAAACATTGGAAAGAATCCGGAGCGTTGACTCAGTGAGAGAAGTCATGAGCGCGCACAGCTTGCCCTTGTCTCCCAGCCCGCCCACGGTGTTTGCCGTGTCAATGATCGTCATGGCACGGGTGAGTTGTGTGTGATTCAGGGTTACCGTTTCACCATCGCGTGTTGTCGATGTGAGCGAATCCGGAATAGTCACAAGTTTAATCCTCGAAATTATAAGAATAGGGACCGCTATCTAACGGTCCCTATTCTACACTGTTTTAGGTTCGGTTGTCAATAATGAGTCCGAGGTCGCCTAGCCGAGCCATAAGCGAATTCATCGCACCATCACCCGTGTTAGTGCCGGTAACGATAGGCTTAACGATCGGATTTTTGTCGAAGAAACCCGTTTTAATACCTGCCGCAATGTTGCCGCCGAGCTTGCCAAAGTTTGGTACTCCGGAAATGGGGCCAAGAATTACATTTGTGGGGGCATTGCCTCCGTTTGTGTGAATGCCGTAGTTAATGATGTTGCTAACTACCAACCAGGGGATTACAACATTTCGAGGAGGATTGACGCCCAAATGGTCATTCAAGATGACGGCTGATGCAAGAGCATCATCGATAATTCCCGCAATAGAAACATTACTAATGTCATATTCAAAATGGTATCCATTGCGAACGCAATAGATCTGATTGTTGAATACGCTATTACGAATACTTGCGCCTTCTGCGCGAATTCCATCACAGCTCGCCTGCCGCGTGGCAGGATCCCCAACAATCGAGTTATTCACGCATTGAACATTCTTGATGTTGACGGTTCCCGCACCAACGTCAATGAATGCTGTAGCGTAAACTCCCAGGATTCGATTGTCTGTAACAGTAGCATTGGACGCGTAAATAGCGATTCCGCAAAAGGCGGGAGTTCCGGTGGTTCCAATATTAATATCGCAATTAGAAACACGAACGCCGTCGCATTGAATCTTAATTCCGCGTTTTGCATTACGGCGGAAAGTTACGTTGAGGATTGCCACGTCAACCATGTTCGGGAAATCCTGAATGCAAATTCCGTCTGCATCGGCGACAGGATAAATGTCTTCAATAATGCTATTGTAGATTTTGACGCCCTGAATAGAATTAACGGTGTCTCCGACAAGAACGCCTCGGCCAATGGTCGTAGAGGTTGAATGGTGAATCCAGCAATTGTTAATTGTTAGGTTATCGTCATCCGCCCGCGCCCTGATCAAAGCGATAGTTCCGGTGCCTGTGATATTCTTAAGTTCGGAATCTTTAAAGCTTACACCCTTACAGCTACGCGCAATATCGACAAGATAACTTGTGATAATGTTAGCACCGTCTACGATCATGCCATTAAGGCCACTATTTCCGCCCGTAATGGAAATGAGAATTCCAGACGCGGAGCGGGCCTTAATGGTCGCTGCGCTATCTCCAAAAAGCGTCACATTTGCAGGGATGGTAAGAGGCTCAGACAGGTATGTTCCGGGACGGAAATAGACGGAGCCGCCTCCTGCGGATGCTGCCGTAATTGCATTGGCAATTGCTGTGGTGTCATTAGCTACACCATTTCCAACAGCGCCATAGTCGGCAACATTGATACGACTTCCCTTGCGATAAATCATCGCAGAATAAACGGCGTCTGCTGCAACACGCGTCTGCGTAACCGGGTCTCCAAACATCCCTGCTACAACAGGGTCTTGAACCTCGATAGAATCATCGATAATTAGCTGCACCTGCTCATCAACGTACGTGGTAAGATCCGCAATTGACGTATTGACAAAAGTCGTCAGATCTGCAACCTTACCGTTAACAAGAGTCACAAGGTCTGCAATTTTGGTGTCTACGCGAGCATCAAGTTGTGCGATTTTAGCATCGACTGAGGCGGTCTGATCGTCAATAGCCTTTTGGACAGCTGCAAGCATATCATCGATTGCTGCATCAACCTCATCAGAAAGATGATTCAGCTGTGGCACAACCTGATTCCTAATATAGTCTCGCAAAAGATACAGAATATCCAGGTACGTCACATCGTCCTGGTAGGTGAACGGCTGGATCTGGGAAATAGGGCCACGGTTGTAGTTACCCGAGGGCCAAAGCGGCATGATCGTAGTCATTAGATGCCGTACCTTTCATATGTGCTTGCATCGCCAAAAGTACTTCCGTTGTGGAAAATACCCATAAAAAGCTCGTCCAGGCTGTCTACGACGGTGCTATCAATGTTGATAATAGACTGTCTAAACGCAACAATCAAGTCCGCTGGAATCCCCTGGTAGCCTACCGTGCTCGATTCCGTCTCTCCCGTGTCGCTCCCCGTCGCCGTGCTCGTGGCGTCCGTGTGCTGGATGCTGGACGCCTCAGACATGCTGTCAGCGCCATTCGAGGCATAGTCGGCATTTCGACGGAGAGGGGCCTGCGGGAAGTTGGAATTCACGGCCCGACTTTTAGACCCATTCGTAGCGTCAGAATCAGAGTCAGATTCCGTTGTTGCGTTATGGTTGGATTCGCTCTGCCCTGTACTCTTGATATCTACGGTGTGCAGGGGGTTGAATTCAATAAGCTGTGATTTGTACAGCTCATTATAGTACGGCATTGTTTCGATCATGAGAGTTTCCATCTCAAATTTCCACAATTCAGCCGTCTCCATTCCAATTTCCTGCATCCAATATCGACGAAGAATCTTAGAATTCAACTCACGCCTATGAGCCTCATCGAAAATAGGGTAATTGGTAAGTCCAATATTTCCTACAACCTCAATGCGCCCGTCCGTAGCGAACGATGACGTTGCTCCGAGACGCTTAATCGCATCCCTTGTGAGCATGGTAAAACTACTCATTGTCGTCTACCTCATTCTGAGAATTGTCGTCTACCTCATTCTGAGAATTGTCATCCTCTTCGATAGTCTCATCCTTGACTCTAAACCCGGCTTCTTCGAGAGCCGCACGAGCATACTCAGGAAGACCGATCAGCTTATCGATTTCCGTGTTGTAGTCTACCCACACATTCAGGCCATAGATACGGTTGATTTTCTCGCACGCCTCGCGACGCGCATTCAGGTTCACGTAGCGCATAAGGCTGGACTGATCGTCATTAGCTCCAACCTCAGCCTCAACAAGCCGCTCCTTCTTCTCCTGATTCGCATTGTCAATTCCCAACAGACCCATGCATTCCGACCATGTCTTAGCACGAAGAGTCTGCAAAGAATCCAACAGGTGACTGTCAATGGCAAGATCGATAGCTTTAATGAATTCGAGATCCGCAAGCGACGCCTTAACCTCAATCGTATTATTGCCGTTGGCAACCTCACGAGCGATATTGGAATGCGTCATCTGCAAGCGACGCGTTGTAGGAATTACCTTATTCTGCCGCGCATTCTCACTATTGATCTCAATGGTTCGATCCAGAATGGCGAGACGGTATGAGTACGTCATGACGATATCCATATCAGGAACACGCATGTAGTTCGCCCAAATGGGCACGCCCTGTCCGATAGCAAAAGACGTGTTCTCGATTGGCAACGACTTGAGGGCGGAAACTTCCACGTTCGGATAGTTGCGTGCGACAGTGTTCCACGACACGGGATCATCATACATATCAATGTCTCCGGAACGTGCCGCACGAGCTACAACAAACTTGTCAATGCGCCCATCATGATAGAACAGCTGAAATGCGCTGCGGAACATGTTCATTTCCACGAAACGAACAGGAATCTCCTCCGGCAAACCAATCCACTTGAAACGGTTGGCAGAAAGCTCTGTAAGCAAACGCATATACATTCGCTCAAAAAGAATCTGCCTATCGTTAGCAGGCTTTCCGCGGAAGTATCCGTGAAAAATGGTTCCGGAAAGGTGCTGATCGTAAAGACCGTCAGCGGCGTTTGCAATCTTATTCGTGCTCACAGCGTGAATCCTGTCTTTGCTGGGTTGTTGGAAAAATCAAGAGTACCAATGTCGCTAGCATTCGCATATACAGTTGTACCCTTTTCGAAGATGCCTCTCAAGGCGTCCTTAAAAATCTCAGGCATTTGACCTGTCACAAGATAACACTGCGTCATCTTCCAATAGGTAGCCTTCTGCATGACTAGCTGATCGGTAACCTTATAAAACTGATTCACAGCATACCCGAAACGATTCCAGAAATCGCCGATACGAACAATATTTGCAGGATCAACAAGCTTCCAACGAGCAACAATGCGAACAGTATTGTCAGTCAAGTTAATAGTTTCTCCACCCATCTGACCCGACGTTGTCGGAGGGATCATGCGAGCATCATTAACCTTCGCATTAATGCCCGCAATCTTGTTCTGATTATCGCCGCGTGCCGCCCAGTCCGCAAGATTCTTATTCCTATCACGAATCTCGCCTGTTGCACTATTCTGTGCTCGGGTGCTGCGCTGAGACGACATGTTACTGATAGCTGTAGCCTCATCACGAGCGGCAATCTCAATGCCAGTCTGCACCGCCGCGGCACCTTGGGAAAGCCCTGCTGAGATAGCACCAATGCCGATGTTCTGCAAACCGCCACCGCCTCCGACAAGCCCGCTAGCTACAGATCCGATGCCTCCGGCAACCTGTGACGCAACTTGTGTGCGATTGACGTTCCCAGTCTGCAATAGTGCGGTGTCAATTCCAATCTGATTGAGTCGTGAATTCAGTTCCATTCCGGTGGACGCATTATCGAAAGAAAGATTGTTGCCCGCGAGAGCGCGACTCTGATCCCAGTTCGCAGATTCGCGAGCATAAGCCAACTGATTGCGATTTGCAGCAATGTAAGACGTTGCTGCGTCGTTAACCATAATCACACTAGGTAGATTGACAATCTTTGTCGCATGATCCCAGTAATCACCCTGATCATCGCCTGTCTCAATGTATCGATCTCTAACGCTTGCCGGTAGACGGTTGATAATGTCGTTCGTCAGATTGCCCCAGTTTGACGGAATGGTTCCGGGAACAGCGTTGTACGACTGCGCGTGAAACTCGATCCGCTGTCCCGGAAGCGCCATAGATGCTCTCTCAACAATACGAGCGTCCGCGTTCTGCCACAATTCCGGCTTAAGAACAATAGGCGTTCCCGTCCACGTCGTGAGTTCAATGAGCATATATGGGAAAGTTAGGAACTTTTTCAGGCGGCGATACTTCGCGGGAATGTCGTTGAGAATGTTCTCACTGTCACGCCATGCTGTGAAAAGATCACGCTTGAAAGGGAGAGCCATGTAGCCGTTCAGATCGGTGTACCCGGTATCGTTCCAATGGAAATCGGGGTAATAACGCTCAAGGTTCGGTGCCATAAAGGCTGCAACAACAGACTCGCCCACCCACGGGGTTTCAGAAATTTCACTCATCCAGATTCGAAATTCGCTCTGGTTCTTGAAACCCCAATATGATGCTCCGTTAGCAATCCCCTGAAAGAATGTGCCCTTAGCGGTTGCGCGGTTTGGATCATCCTTTGTCCCAGGATCTACTGTAATGTCCTGAGTTGTTACGATAATGACACAAGTGTCATCGATGAAACTGACACCGCCAGAGCCGTTATCAATGATGTCGTACCCCATGACACGTTGCTGAGCGGTTGCGATGACCTGATATTCTCCGCCAATATCCAAACCTTCGGGAACCGTAAGGAATCGCCGTCCGTAGTCCTGGAAATTGTTACTGTTCGCGATTCCGATATGACCACGTTCGATGTAGCATTCACCGAAATCCACATCATAAATGTATGTCTGATAGACGTCGAGCTGTAGCGTGAGTCTCGTAGCGTCGGGAGACTCATAGGTGATTCCGGTAACGAAATAGTAGTAATCTTTTTGCACGTCAGGGTGAGCGCCGCCAACAGGCTGTGCAGGATTCGACACGCGAACATAGTTGAATCGAGATGCCACATTGTGAGGCAGATCAACAATTGCACCTTCCTCGAACGGTTTGACGATGGAATAGTTGAGCAAATCAAGCTTTCCAGGCTGATTGTCAATAAAGGTGTTCAGATTTGCGGTATTTCCGTAGTACACAACATCACGGTAAGCGGAATCCCAACGAACGTTGCAGAGAGTGATGACCGTATTCTCATCCCACACGGAATAATCGAAGTCAATTCCGTAATCGTAGTCTACAGGTCCAGCATTCACAGCGGGATTGTAAGGCATGTGCAATCTTTCTATGCGAATGTGGGGAGGATCCTCAGACCCTCCCCACATAGAACGGATATTACGCGTGGGCTCCAGCAGCCCAAGCGGTGCCAGACCAATTGAAATCGTAGGTTCCAATGGTGAACTTCTGACCCGCCGTCCACGCCGTTGCAGGATCCGCGACGAAACCAAGACCGGCGAGCTTGCCCGCGTTCGTCGCATTCGATGCCGTCACCTCAGCGATAGCCGGGAACGTGCCACCGGGAGCCGCAACCTTCACACGGTCGCCATCATCCGACACGCTCGGGTTAGGCCAGTAATTCGCGCCCTCACCGATGACAGGAAGAGTAACGCTCTCCACAATCTGCGGGAAATCAGTATCCTCAGCGTAGCCGTTGACCGTGATCGTAGAGGCGTGCTCATCCAGTCCGATCACCAGTGTACCCGTCTGGCGAACATAGGTAAGAGCGGTCGTCGATCCCGGCTCAAGCTCAAGCCGAACCGCCGAATTCACCCCACCAGCAGGGTTCGTCACAGCAGTAGCAACCACACGGTAAACCTCGCCAGGTGCGAGCTGTGTAACCGTCGCGCCGTCCATGTCTGTGACGGAAAGCGTCACAGACTCCACCGGAGTTTCCTCAACCGTAATCGTGTCGCCGTCGCCAGTCCAGAAAAGCACCGCCGGAACAAACGGGGAAGCGCTGAAAATCTGGTGGTGGTGAAGGAAATAGTTCTGGTGGAGACCGATAGGGTTCTCTGCCGTCGTGTTCTCGAACAGAGTATCGTAAACCTGGAACCATTCCTTAGACGTGAGAATAGCCTGCACGCCCTGAATCGGCATGTACTTTGCCGGAAGGGTGACAATGCGATTCTGAATCTCAGCCTTATCAATGTTGTACGCCGCTGCCAGCGCCTCAACATCAATCGCTGCCTTAGCTGCCGTCGTCATGAAAATGACAATGTCATCCGGATCAATAGCAACCGGCATCCGAGCAGGGTTGAAATCCGTTTCCGGATACAGGAGGTTAGATGCGAACTCGCGCATGATACGGAGCATCGCCTTAGCATCCGCCTCAGTAGACGTAGAAACGCCGACATCGGGAACCTTGACCCGGAAGAATCCGCCCATGCGATACCAACTCTTAAACAGGTTCGTCATCTGCAAGAATTCGTCACGCTGATCCGAGGTAATCGGACTCTGCATCAGCGAAGAAACAAGCTGATCCAGTCCATATTCCTGTGTGAATGCACGACGGAGCATCGGCTCCTGAATGGAAATCGGGTAGTATCGCGTCGAATTAATGCGGTGGAACGCGGTTCGCACATCCGGAACGCGACGACCGAAAATCGCCTCTTCAAGGGCGGGGCGCTCAGCATCGTACTCTTCCGCCCGAGTCAGACCGACGTTGACCTCTTCAATGGTGTCACCAAAGAAAAGCGTCTCACGCTTGAAATCGCGAAGCGGGTTGAGCCACGCCTGAAAATGAATGTATTCCTTGCCGATACGGTTAACGAGCTGATCCACAAACTCGTTACGGAACGGCGTATACTGCATGATCTTCGTTGCAGCCTGCTGAAC